AGATGCGATGAATACTAGGGCTGGGCTAGATGAAGATGTACTCCCATTCATTGAAACGTATAAGAAGAAGAAAGTTTTATTCTATAACTTATTCATTCATGAAGTGCCCTCCCCAGAGGAAATGTCCTCAGTAGAACAACAGGCTAAAGTTGAGCTTGAAGAACTACAGATGGAACTGGCTGTTCAGATGGAAGAAGCTGTCAAGAACTTTTCAGAACAAGTTGAAGCTGAACAGATTATTCAGTCAAGAATGGATTTTGAGATTCAGAAACTTGAACGCGTACAGCAGTCTGAATATCAGCAAAAACAACAATACTATGAATCTACTTTCCAACAGATGCAATCGAATGTAGTTAATAAGTCTATCAGAAAAACTGAATATGATGAAATGATTTCTGAGGGTGTAGTTGCCGAAGAAGATATTATGCAGAAGATTCCTTATTGGGAAGATAGAGTATTCAAGGAGGTTAGTATTGGTACCGATACATTACTGTATGATGAAGATACAGACCTTGTTCACTATCCGCTTATTCCCCTTCCATTCATGTTCAATGGTGGCCCATATCCTATCTCTGCAGCAAAACCGATGATAGGTAAACAACAACAGATTAATAAGGCTGGGCAGATTACGATTCACCACGCCACGCTTTCAAGTAACTCGCCTTGGCTGATTCAGGCTGGAACTCTAACTAATGAAGAAGACTGGGACATGAATGTATCAATGCCTGGTGGTCGTCTTGAATATGAGTATGCAGGGCCAGATTCAACACCTGTGAGACAGAAACCTGAACCTTTGAACAACGCTTTCTTCCAGATTAGCGAGAATGGAAAATCAGAGCTTGAATATACTGCTGGTGTTCCATCTTCACTTATGGGGCTTGCTGACAATCCATCTGAGACATTTAGAGGAAAGATGGCAAATGATGAGTTTAGTACAAGGCGATTGAAGTCTTGGATTAAGACAGTCTTTGAGCCTGTTCTTACTCACGTTGGGAACGTTTTTCTTGATGTATCACAGCATGTTTACAAAATTCATAAAGTGTTCAGGATTGTCAATGAAGAAGGATTCAAAGAATACGAGATGAATGTTCCAATCTTTAATGACATTGGCGAGAAGATTGGCAAGATGTTTGACTATGAAACATTGAAGTTTGATATTCGTGTTATTTCAAGCTCTACGCTACCTACTAACAAGGAAGCAGAAGAAGGTCGCTGGATTGAGCTACAGAAGGAAGGCATTACTGACGATGTTGAGACAATCAAACATATTGGTGATATTGCTGATAAAGAAGGCCTAATGAAGCGAAAGTCTATATATTCACAACAAGCTGGGCAGATTGGACAATTGGAGGAAGAAGTCAAGAGGCTCAAGGGTGATTTACAAACAGCTCAACGTGGCGTCACAACTGCTAATATTCAGAATGATATTCTGAGAGGTGGAGCCGAGAGTCAAAAAGATGTTCTTCAGACTGAAGCAGAACAGAAGAATCTAAGAAGCCAGATGAAAAATGAGCTGAATTTATTTAGAAAGGAGCTTGCTTTGCTAAAGAAAGAAGTGGCTCAGAATAACAAAGCGGAGACAAAAACGGACAAGAAAACATAACTTGCCCTATTGTATAATCTAGTGAAAAGGATTATATTTAAACTGAAAGGAACTAGAAATGGCTGGACAAGGCAAAAGCGCAACAGTAGATGAAATGCCCGTAAAGGACAACTTCTTTGCGCAATTGGACACAGAAGACGATACAGTAGTAGAACCAGTAATGGAAGCTGCAAAGCAAAACTTAACACCTGCGATGGGTGACGAGTTTGAGCAAGAAGCTGATAGACTGGAACGACTATCTCAAGTCAAACCTCCAGATACCGATAAGGTGGAGGACAAGTCAGAAGCGTCTGAATTGCTTAAAGCAATGGAAACTCAGACAGAAAATATCAATGCCTTAATTGAATCAAACAAAGTCGCTCCACAGACAGTTCAAACACAAACTCAAGAACCGCAACCTAAAAACCTTGCTGAATACCTATTCGGTAAAGATGGAGCTGAGGAGTTCGTTTACGACCCCGAAGAAGCTGTATCTGACCCAAATAGCGATTCCGCTAAATACCATCGTGCTGAGATAGCTCTTGAGGCTAGAAAGCAGATTGACCGCGACAAGGCTGAAACAAGGGAACAGGATGCGCAGACAGTTTTCAAGAATGAGAAAGCAAGTCTGATGAAAGAGTTTAATATGAATGATGCTGACTTCAAGAAATTTGAAGATGAAGCAGAGAAGCGGAATGTCACGCTGAAGGATATTTATCTTATGATACATCGTGAGGAAATATCGAAGAATATAGCACAGAATACCGTGAAGGATTTTTCACAACAGCGAACGAGAATGTCACAAATGTCTCCAAGTATGTCTGCTAAAGGTGGACAGGAATTACAGAAGGAAAGTAATTCTCAGTATTTTGGTAGGCTTTTTAACATTGATGACAAGAAATTTGAAACTACAATTTAATTGAGGATATTATAATGGCAAACGATTATAGTGGAATTACCAGACCTTATGGTGATACTCCGCGTACCGTACAAGCCCCAGCGACTGACCTGAATCAGTCCGACCTAAATGAAATTGGTCGTTCTAATTCGCCAGATACTGGTGATTTAAGGCGGTCGTATAATTTCGGGAATGACTATACTAAGTTGAGTTACCAACGTGACCCATACCTTCACTTCCTGAACATGATGAGAAAAGTTCCAACAGATGACCCAAAATTCAAATCAACTACACGCAGAGGCGGTGCTTCCCTTAGACGCTTTGGCTACGTTGTTGGTCTAGGTGCTGTTGGTGAAGTATGTACTGGAGATTTAACTGAGGACTTAGCTTCTGGTGCTTGGAATAGCGCAGGACTTCGTGAGGTTCTACAGGCTACTGCTCCTGGAATGAGCGCAACCTCATTCTCAAACAGTTCATTTGATACGACACAGGGAAACCTTCAAGCAATCATGATAATGTGTGATTATGCTCGTGTTGGTCAATTACAGAACAGAGTTGGTACGACAGTTTCAGCTACAGTCGGCTATCAACTTGGTGGTGCTGGAACGAAACCTAATTGGTTCCATCCAAACCAAATGATTCAGATTCCTGTTAGCTCTACGGCTCCCGCAGATGCTTTCAATACACCTACTGATTATGTGCTTGCACGTATCATATCCATATTTGATGTAACAGCATCGAATACAGCCGTAACTTATGGCGAGGGTGTAATTCTGAATTGCCGTCTTATCAAGACACAAGCAACTCACATCTATCCTACTTCCTATTATGGTGCAAGTTGGGATGGTTCAACGAATACAGACTTGCTAGATGTATCTCATAGTACAGGTACTTCAAGTCTTGCTCAAAAACTAGAGCCAATGCGTACCTATGTATCTGGTTCAGCTTATCACGAACTCTCAGGTTATGGCGAAAGTCATCGTGACCAACTCTACTCAACCGATTATGGTCTGACACAAGAGTTTAAAGAGACTGCAATGATGAGTTATCGTGCCATGTCAACTGTTCTGAAATTCGAGAAGAATCCCTGGACAGAAGAATGGCAAGACAAGATGCTGTCAATCAACCTTCAGTTGGCTTACACATCTTACTTTGGTGAACAGTATGAAGATGCTGATGGTATCACATATACTGAGGGTATTATCAATTATATCCTGAACAATGGTAATCAGTTTGCATTGTCTTACGCAGACAAAGATGTTGATGACTTCTTAGAAGATATGTCAGCATTTAATGACCCACGTTTCAAACCCGATATGGGAATGAACACTTACTACTTTGTACCTACTCGTACTTGGAACTGGTTGGCTAAACAGTCTGGTTACATGAAGAACAACGTAGAGATTTCTCCCAACTATCGCATGCAAATGTCAGGTAGTGGAAAGAAACTCGGTGTTCCAGTTCGTGTTATTGATGTTGACGGAACCTCAATGAAAGTTGTTCGTGACGTAAACCTTGACCGAACTAATGTCAAAATGGTAGCCATAGATATGAACGGCTGTGCTATTCGCCCACTTGTTGGTAACGGATATAACAATGATGTTTCTGTTCATGTAGGCGTTAAAGATAAAAAGAACTCAGGTGAAAGTTACAGAGTTGATTTGATTGATGCCGATATTGGCTTCAAACATAAAATCCCTGAACTTCACGCTGTTTGGGTTTGATAGGAGTCTATGATGACTGATTTAGTAAAAAGCAATCGTGCTCCAGCCAGTGACGCAAAATACGTTATTGGAAACTATAACTTAACTCAGGTACAACTTGATACTGCATTGAATCATGGTGTTGTAAAAGTTCTTACCGCTACGAATGTTCTCTCTCCAGCAGATAGTGGGAAAACAATCGTACTTAACAACGCAACTGGTTTTACGACTACATTACCAACAGCCGTTCCTGGAATGCGCTTTCGTATTGTACTCGACCAACTTTCAACAGATGCAGCGTTGAAGATTACTGTTGCAAGTGGTGACTGTTTTTATGGGCAGGTTGTTGTTACATCTACAACTGCTGATAAATATGATACACAAATTGTTGTTAAAGCTACTGCCGTTGCAACTCCAACGAGTTACGACTGGCTTATCTTCGATAACGATGCTCAGACAAGTGGCGCATCAGCTGGCTCATGTCTTGATATTGTGTGCATCACAGCACTAAGTTGGATGGTTTCAGGAGTTATAACAACTGCTGGTAATGCTCCAAGTAACCCAACAGTTATTTACGCAGGTTAAGGAGTTAAAGAATGACTAGAACAAGAGTAGGTTCCCGTGG